AAGCCAGCATCGCATCCGGCAAATATGACCGGCTAATCAATGAGGATGTCATCTCACGCTTCGGCCGGGCCAAGGACATCGCCCGCGCTGTTCGCTTCTTCCTTGAGCCCGACAACTACGTTACCGGCCAAGTGTTGTGTGTGGATGGCGGCGTCACCCTTTAAGAACCCATAAATCGCGCTCTGCGTGGGCCGCTACTCAACGGCAGGCCGTAACCGATCAGGCAGAACTGATCGAGAGCGAACAGAACCACCGACTCGTCCCCGGCTGCGATGGCGAGTGAACGCTCCTTAGTCCAAGGAGTCGTGTAATCCGTGATTCCTATCAAGTGACTGGATTGTGCCGGCGGAAACCCGTTCTGCGCTGGAAACTGAATCGATTGGCGCACTTCGTCCAGGTTGCGATTGCCCGTGTAAGTAAAGTTCTCTGTCTTGAGGCAAGCCAGGTTGGCAGGAGTCCAATCATTTAGCGGATAGTTTATGATCCGGTTCAGCGTGGTAGCGTTTACGTCGTGCGGATAGAGAACTTCGAACTTCGCTGTGGGATAGGTTTGTCGCACGAATTGCCTGATTGCGCTGGTGAACTGTCCAATCAAGCCAGGTAGAAAGACACACTCTTGCGTCAGTGTAGAGGGGTCTGCGTTCTGGGTTAAGATTACGGACATCGCTCTGCCATACTGCGCTTGAAAGGTGCTTGTAGAGTATGCGTCGTAGAACGGCATGCCTGATGCCGCCGCAAAGTACCACCACTGCACTTCACCGAATTGCAAATAGGGCGTGACCCCGGCAGCCGTCATCAGTGCTGCCATGCCCGCATAGACCTGCTGCCAAAAAGCCTGGCTGGCTGGGCTAAAGTTGGTTTGCAAGGCGGGCGTATTAACCCACACCGGATCGCCGTTCGGATACCGTTGCGCGATGCCCGTCGCTACACTATCGTCGCCATTGCCAATTTCCGTACTAAACGATGTAGCCACCGATATTCCATATCCGTTCAGCGCCTGAAAGAAACTCGTGCTCCAGTCGCGCGCCGCCCGATTGATTCGTGGCATGGCGGTCAGATCGGTCAGCCAAATCCCGTCCTGCCCGCCTGCCAGCGCGGCGCTGCTGACATGTGCAGTGAACTGCGTGCTGTTCGTGGTCGCCGTAACACTGATGCTTTCGCCCTGTGTACCCATCGCGCGTGCCGTAATCGTCAACACTGAGCCACTGGCCTGCGCCCAAACACCCGTCGAACCTGCGTTGATCAGTAGCGCGAAACAGGTGGCGATACTCTGGGAGGTGTCGCCGATCAGGTCCAAATGAGAGATCGAAGTTGGGCCAAGCGATATTTGGGTTGTATTCCCGAATTCCGGAGCGCCGCTGAACGTAACCGTCGCCGCCGAATATTGCTGCCCAGGCTGGGACAGCTCATAGAACCACAGGGCGCCGGCATAATGATTCGCGCGGCCCTGAAAACCCAGCGTGTGGATCAGCCAAGCAGTCCTTTCGGGCGCCAATGCCTGAGAGTGGAGCGTATCCCAATCAGTCGCCATAGCGGTCGTGGACATCGGCGTGAAACTCGGAAGCCCGGTAGCCGGAACGGCGATCTCAAAGAAATCGAAGTAAAAGTACGACCCAGCCGCTCCTGCATGGGAAATGGCCACTTGATGGCTGCCGCCGGCGGAAAACTGGCCCAGCAAGATCCGCGTGAGCACATCTTCCCCCGCTAATTCAAGGTTGAAAGTAACTGTCGCGCCATTGTCTACTTGAACCGAGACCTGTGTACCGCCGTCGGCGCACCTGGTACCCAGGTAAAGGGAGTGCGCACCAACCGCCGTATAATTGAAGCCCAGAGAGTCTCCCGGCGTTGTTGTCCAGTGAATAGATCCGCCGGAGAAGTTACCCAAAGCGCTGCTCCAGGTACCGTGATACGAGACCTCATCTCCCGCTGAGTCCTCAGCCCTCCGGCTACCAGGGCCGGCCACGCTATATTGCAGATTGCCGCCGCTCAACGTCCAACCGGAAACCAGTACCGAAAATTCGATGCGCTGGAAAGTCCCGGGCTGCAAATCCGCGGCCCAAGTCCATCGCATCTTTCGGACATTGGCAACTGGTACAGAGACGCCATTCACATCGAGCAGGGTACTGAAGTTAAAGCTTATCTGCCAGGCCTGAGGCGATTGGCCGCCGCCAAATAATGCAAAAGCAGGCGCCCACGATTCCGTGCCCGACCCATGAACCGTTCCATAGACGCCAATCCGATTGCCATTCGATCCCGGAGCTCCCAAGTAGGTCAAGGTGATCTGGTTGCTGTTGGCAGTAGCCGTTACTAAGCCGGCGGTCTGGTTAACCGTGATCGCATATGCCAGGCTGTTAACAGCCGTGGACAGTGTGTCGCTTGACGTAATCTGGTAATTGAAGTGTTGATCCAGCCACGCCAGTTCGATGTAGTCGCCTGCGGTCGGCGTTCCCTGCAACTCGAACTGCGTCGTAGCGGCAACGTATGATCCAACTGCTGTTGCGTAGTTCTTAAGCGGCACCTGATAAATTGTTTCGACGCCGCCAACGTCGGACCAGATTCGCAGATACGGCCAATCCACCGTGGGGAACCAGAGCGAGTCAAGGGAAATGCAGTTGGTGCGCGTTTCCGTATAGGAAAGGACTATACCCGCAAGATCGCCATCCGGAAGGTTTCGTAGTGCTGGGTGTTCAAAGACATTATCCCTGTTCCATTCAACCACCACCCAATCGAACTGCTGCCGCCACGATCCTGAAACTGTGAATCCCGAGCCGCTGGTTTGACTCAGCGCCGCCACCGCCGATGGCTCTAGGAAATAACACTGCAGATCACGGTCTGGCTGTAGTTTTGTAAGTGTCTCGGCCATTAGAGTCGAATCAGGACGGTGAGATCGGCGCCTGGCAGCGTTAGACCCACCGCGAGCACCGAAAGCGTAATCTGTGCGCCGGAAACCAAGGGCGTCAACGTTGCGCCATCGATGCTATTCGATACCAGCAACCCTATCGGAATTGTCAACTGGCAGTAGGAGGCGCCATTAACATTTACTTGAAGTTGTACCGGTTGATCCGCTGAGGTTCCTAAGACCGCAAATACGTCCCGAACCGAATGCGCCGTATCCGCAACCAACGGCGCCGCCGCCGATTGATCCACGGCTAGGAATCCGTCTACCTGAATCGAATACTGGCCACCGGAGAGTGTTCGAAGCCCGTTATCCACGTTGTGAGTAACGCAGATACTGGCAATGGGCCCATTACCCTTGTCATTTGTGACAAACATTTGGGCGCTTGCCACTCGGACATCGGGCAGCAAAATGGGGTAAGTCCAGTTACCGCTGTAAAGGCTGCCAAAAAATTCTTGCGGGAATGGAGCGATCACAGGCAGGTTAGAGAGTTGATAGACCGGAGCTTGCGCCGAATGCGGAGCGGCTGTACTTCCATGTAGCCCGCGAGTGACCGAATATTGCGTACCGTTACTGGAGACAGCCGTCACCTGAATTACTTCTGCGTCGATTTGAATGATGCTCCCCATCTGGCCCAATCCGGCCGAATTCAACGTCAGGGTTGTGTCGGTCGCAGCCATGGCCGCTGCGAGCAGAGTCACCGGAGTACCCTGAATCTCGTTCCAATAGAATAGCGATAGAGTGGCCGATGAGACGGTTTGCGTGTTGGTAAGATCGGTAAACGACACGCCGCTCACTACTATCGTGCCTCCGCTCGGCCCAGTGCCCAGACCAAATTCCGGGGCGGGCGGCGGGGCACTGTCGGACGTGCCCGATCCGCCGATCTGCCAGCGCGTGACAATAGCGAGCTGTGGCGGGCACTCCACGTCGTTCGCATTGGCTGAACGCCCCGTCAAATGCACCACTTCCCCGGCGAAATTTGGAATCGCGAACTGAATGGGGCTGCTGGTCGCCACTCCACCAAAATGCCATGCCGATTCCGCCACCACGAAAAAGCTCGTTGCGTCTGGTTCTACCACCCAAGCTGAAGTCAAAGTGACAGTAGTCGTGCTGTTAGAGGAAATACTAGCTTCCTGCCCGGCGCCGGTTCCCCTGGTAATCCGTACCGTCATACCCAGATAGGAATTCGGCGCCATCTGCAGCGTGTTGTTGCCTAATGTGTTCGCGGAAAAAATAGCGGCGGCGGTTTCGGGCTGCGCCTCCATCCGCCAGTAGAAGTTTGCGTGGTCGAAGTTAGGGTCGGGTGGGGCAAATAATTGGTCCGTCAGGCCGGTATCGCTAAACTGCGCCGCGATAGCCTGTCCCGTAGCGATTCGAAACATCTCGGATGGCGTCGCTCCCTGGTACACATTGAAGGTCGCGGTGTCCGAGGTGAAGCTCAAACCGGTCAGAGTGACACTGCTCCCATCCGCCGGAATGCTCGCCGTTACTATAAACGACAGCGCCCCTTCTCCGCCAGCGCTGTTGACGCCCGAGACCGCATAGTATAGGTTCTGCCCTGAAGTAAGCGTTCCGCCCGTAGTAACCTGCGGGGAGAAACTCAAGAGCGGGATTCCCGGACCGGTGGCGGCGATGGTGGCAGGCGCGACAAAGCTCACGGACACTCCCACCGCGATCGTGCCGTCACTGGCCGTCGTGTCGGTCTCTTGCACGCCGAATTCGATATTACCGTTACTGTCGATGACCGTTCCGATTAGCGGATTTGGAGTCCCAATCCCGGCGCTTCCGTTCGGCCCCGTTCCGGAGGGTGAATTCGTCTGCCCGTTAGTATCTACATACCAGGCGTCATCGTGGATCTGGGCCGTGATGAGGGAAGTCCTGTAGTTGGTTGCTGGTGAAATCTTCAGAACCCGGAATGCCTGCCGGTCGAAACCCTCCTTCAGATAGGTGAACGTGATGATGTCACCGGGCCGAATCCCAACTGCTTTTACACTGGTCTCAAATTGGATATAAGTATTTCCAAGAATGGATTTGTCCAGGTTGAACTGCAAAATCCGTCCGGCCTGGTCATAATTCGGAATCCCAACAGCCATTAAAGCCGCAGTGACTTCCTGGCCGGAGAGCACAATATCGTCAGGATTCGTTACGGAGAAGCTATCCTGTTGATACCCATTGAGACTATCTTGGTATTCGACGTTGTAGGAATTCGGTGTATCCGCTATGGGCCGGCTTGTCACTGTCACGCTGGGGTCGCCGTTTTGCCGCCGCATTATGCCGGATATACCGTTACTGCCATCCCCAAATTCGTAGCTCGGCCATCCGCCATTGAGAGACGCAGTGCTGTTCGACCATGGCAGTTGCGTAGGCTGCTGGAGTGCTATCGTGTTTTCTACTTGTAGTTGGAGTACGCCGCCTGGCCCGTATGTAAGAAATAGTCTGGCGCCATTGCGGATCCCCCTGACTAAGTCCCCGGCGCTGCGTCTCTTTTGTAAAACTAGATTGCATTGAAACCTTGGTAAGGTGATCGCATTCCCGTTCAAATCGGTAGAGTTAATCTGCTGATCGCAATACGCCGCCGACGCGGCAAAACTGGTGAAATCGAGCTCTGCCGCAGTCCAACCACTCCGCTGCAGCACATCAAGCAGTATCCACGCAGGATTGTTGGAGAACTGACTACCCAGGTTGGCGCCGGCCGCTGAGTAGGTCGGCACAATCAGGCCCTGCGCCAGTACCTGGATGTTTGGGATTGAATTTCCGTCGCTCAATTGGTTCGGCACAACAACCGAGAGATAAGCCATGCTGCCGTAGGGGTCGCCCGCTGGTTGCCCGCTCCCAGTGGTGAAGTTCATGTCGAACGCGCCGTCCCGCGATCCCAGTGTCACTATGTTGTACCATCCGGTCCCTGTCATGTTAGTGCCGGAAACGCCGATTGGGATTTGAACGTCATTGACCAGGACCGTGACCACTCCTTGCATCACACCGACGCCCAGCAACACCTCCATCCGCGTCAGATTGCCGTCGTTACGCGCAAATACCACCAGCGGCTCGTACCATGCGGTCCCATAAACCATGGGAACGAAATCGTTATAGCGCGCCTGATTCACCGAGAGATTCGAGCTCGTCCAAGCGCTACCGTAGCCGCGCACTGAGATCACTGGCGGGACGAATTCCAGACCGCCAAATCTCGTGAACATGCCTCGCGCCTGGCAATCGGTGCGCACATATCCGCAGGATGTAAACGGCGCCCCATTATTCAAGTTACCCGTACCGCCCGGCAGCCCCGCCGAGTAGCCACAACGGTAGTACATGGAATATTGGCCGCTTGTTCCCCCGCTCACGGCTTCGGCTTGTTGCGCCGGAGTCGCGGGAAATTGCCACGGGCAACGGCTCTGGATTCGAACCTCTGGCAGCAAGAGTCTCTGTAGGTTCATCCGGTTCGTCGCGGTAAGTCTGAAAGTCGATTCCTTAATCTGGTCGGGTGGGTTGCAGATGCCCTGGAATACCACCGTCGTGGCGGTCAGCGGCACATTATTCCGCAGATCGTAGAACAGGAAACTGACTGTCAATTGCCCGCCCTTCCAGCCGGTCGCTTGCTGAATTTCGGAAAAATGCGAATCCGCATTCGCCAGGGTTACTGATATGGTGGGACTTCCATCCACGCCTTGATCGGACGCTGTCTGAATGTCGAAGGAGCTTTGCTGAAGCACGCGCGCTGCGTATGCGGTTCCGCTGATCGTAATGGCGTGCGTGCTCCAGTGTTCTGTGTCGCCATTCGAAAGGGCGCAGTCGAACACCATGAGAGGAGTATCGGTTACCGCCTGTTCCTTCAGACTAGAGATGGTTTGCATAAACGATATTTACGGTGACGGCGTGCCTGTTCACGTCGGTGGTGGTAAACGAAAATGTATCGTCGCCAAACCGGGCATCCTGGTAGACTCCGCCAGTGGTGCTCTTCTGGTACGCAGAAGGCTCGGCCTGCACCTCCACCTGAGGCCCGAATACGCCGATCACTCCGGGCGGGATCTCAATGCCAAAGAGAATCGACGCTGCCGTCGGATCGCCGCTGCCGGTGACGCTGATTCTAGTCCAGGTTGGACCCGCGGTCGTCTGGAAGCTAATACTGCCAAGCAGAAGAGTAACCGTAGTAGGCTGCGCAGCCTGAACGTAAACGCTCAATGAATATATGTACGCGGTCGGTACGTTCAGAGTTTGCGTCACGCTCTGTACGCCTTCGCCGGAATTTGTCAGTTGAAACGCTCTGGTTTCACCCAAAGGATCGGTCACTCCGGCGGCCATTGCCAGGAACGGCGCTGCCTCCCAAACCGAATTTGTAAGATCTTCGCTCCACGCTAAGAGGTTGCCGACGGGATCGAGGAACGTAAACCCATTCAGCGATCCTTCCGCTGTCGAAAAAAACTGCTGCAAGCTGCTCAACTCTGTATCGGTCAACCCGTCGTAACGCAGTTGCCACTCAGTGATAGCGCCGTTCGGATCTGCCAGTTTGATCGAACTTCCGTCGGAGGCCATATTCGTCACCGTTCGCGTCCGCCGCTGCTTCTGCAATGGGAATTGACTGTACGCTCCTGTTGTAAGTTGTGGATACATATCTACCCTCGGTTCTCTGTCACGGTCAGGGATGTCAAGTTTTGTAACTCTTCGATCGAGGTCAGCTGCAACTGGTCGCTTCCGGCGCTGCAATTCGGATAAGATGTGCCATTCCAGGGATCTATAAAGACAAAACTGGCGAAGCTGCCCGCGTTCGAAAGGAAGAAATCCTCAAGGGATGCCAGCTCTGTTTCGTCCAGTTGGTCCAAACGGATGACCCAGTGATGAAGCGGCCCGGCCGAATCCCGGTATCGCTGTTCGCTTCCATCCACAAAACGTACGATCTGGTTCTGAAAGCGAAGCGACTTAATAGCCGGATACTGTGCGACGGCTCCCGTCTTCAGCGGTGGAAAAGTGGCCATGTCAGAACTCGGTCACAACATCGTTGACCCGGGTGAGCTTCAACAAGGCGGCCCCAGACTGCCCTGGCGATCTCTCCGCCCGAATGTTTCCACTCTCGGTGCTGTCTCCTGCATCCATTGGTGCGGCGTCGACTCTGTTCTCAAGTACGGACGTGCGGACCGATAATCGCTCGCCGGAAACCGGGGAGAACCTCTCAAACATTCGATCTGCGTTTCTCTTGGCCATCCCTTATCTCCGCCGTCAGTGCATTCTCTAGAATGGCGAAGGCCTCCACCTGCCTTGCGCTCAACACGGCAAAATCAATCGCCCCCATTCGCCGTCTCACGAAGAATTCCTCTACCAATGTTTCGCTGTCCGGGGTTATGTAAGACTTCGGGCATGTAAACAGAGCTACATCTTTACGGGCCCAAACCGGCCCCTTGACCTCTCCGCTGTCAGGCAGCCAGCCGCACCGGCGCTTTTGCTCCAAGCCGGATTTCCGGCATAAGTCGCACCTCCAACCAGCTTGGTTAGAAAATTGAAAGTGGAAGGCGACAATTAGTTTTTTCGTTCAGCCGCGGAGAGCCCTGTCGTGGCCCGCACCGCCGCCACGGCCTCTTGGAACAATTCCTCGGGGCCAGACTCCACCAGTGACTCGGGAGTCGCCGGTTGACCATCCAGATCGAGGCCGGTAACCTCTCTGAGCCCCCATGTCAGGTAGAGTCGATCAATCTCCGCACGAAGGACAGCGGCATCCATTCTCTCGCCCGAGTCTTGTCCGGCATCCAGGAATTCCGCCTTCCGCGCCAGCTCCCTCACGCGGCGCATCAAGTCCATCCGCCGCGAGAATGACATCTTCGCGATCAGATAGCTCACTCCTGCCGCACTCGCCGATTCCACCCGATCCACACTGTCGTAAGTCATGACTATCCGAAGGCCACTGCGATTTCGTTGTCCACCGTTCCCTGGGCCCGCGACGGCCGGAATTTCCATTGCAGCCGGTTTGCGCTATCGTCGAACTCCGGCACGTCCGGGACCACGCTCTGCAGATAGATGCCCATCATCTGTCCCGAAACATTGCCTAATTGCAGCATCACACTGATCGGCGTTTGCTGTCGCGCCGCTTGATACAAACCTTCCGTTGCCGAGTCGTCCTGGCTGTAAAGCTCCAGCGCTGCCGCCACTACCCGCCGTCCCGGGGATATCGCCAAGGGTAGACTCGATCCAAACTCCCGGGCTCTCGTCTCCAGATTGTTCTTCAGGACTATGGATGCATTGGTCACTGTGAAGAACTCGGATGCCGTGGTTCCCAACCATGCCTGGCCCAAATTCCCCGGAACAATCGAATAGTCGAATGACGCTAGCGCAGGCTCGGCGGGGAAGGTTTGAAGTGATGCTGCCCCCGCCGAGAAGCTGCTGCTGTCCAGTACGTCCTGCGCCAACCCGCCGAACTCGAATTCATGGAAATCCCCGTTGACCTGGATTGCCATCTCGTCGATTGCGGCCCCGTTTATCACTCTCTGCACCGCAGTAGCCGGGTCCCAATAGTCAAATACAGTGACGCTCGGCAGCACCGTCGCGGGCGTGTAGGTGACAGTCGCCTGCGTCGCTGCGCCGGCGGCAGGTAAGACGGTAAATGGCGCGTTCAACACTACGTTGTTGGCATCCACAATTG